AAAAAAAAAAAAAAAAAAAAAAAAAAAAAAAAAAAAAAAAAAAAAAAAAAAAAAAAAAAAAAAAAAAAAAAAAAAAAAAAAAAAAAAAAATAAAAAAAGAAAGAGAAATAGAAAGAGAAATAGAAAGAAAAATAGAAGAATATATAGATTTATATAATAAAACATATGATAAAAAAGAAGAATTAAAAGAAGAATTAAAAGAAGAATTAAAAGAAGAATTAAAAGAAGAAGAAGAATTAGAAGAATTAAAAGAAGAAGAAGAATTAAAAGAAGAAGAAGAATTAGAAAAATTAGAAGAAGAATTAGATAATAATATTAAAAAAATAATAGGAGGATATAATATAAAGAAGAAATTAAAGAAAATTAGGAAATTAAAGAAATATTAGAGGATTTTAATTTCAGGTTTTTTAATTTCATAACATTTATTGCCTTTTTCTGCTAAATTGAAATTGAAACCAATATTATCTTCATTACATACTTCAAAATCTTCATCAATTTCTTCTTCATTAATATCATCTAAATCATATTTATCTTTCTTTTCATTTTTCTTAGTTGATTTTAATAATTCAATCATATATTCTTCATCTAAAATTATATCAAAATTACCTGAACCACAATTTGGAACTTTACCTAACATAATTTGAGGAGATATACCTGAAGTATTATCATATTCTGAAAAGATACTTGCATTAATTAACATATCAACACTTTCCTCAAATGAAGATTTACTTAATGCACTACTTGAAGTTCTATTAATTCCATGTCTATCAATAGACATTAAATTACCTTTATATGTCATAGTATCAATTAATAATGATAAATGTCTATAATTCATAGAACCTTCACCAGTAACATTAACTAATTCTTTATAAAGTGCATTTCTTGCTGCTTCAATACCAAGAACACTATAAATTTCTCTAATATCATTTGAAATAGTTCTAGTTGCATCAATATTAGGATTAGAAAGGATTTCCATTAAATTAGTACCATCAGTATCTAAAACCCATTCAACAACTTTATCAAATACACCTTTTTCTTCATTATATAATTCATATTTCTTTTTATCTAAAGATACTTTATTAATACCTTTATAACCTTTTAATAATACTTGATAAACGATGTTATGTTCCATTGCTTTAATTGCAGCAATTTCATCTTTATTTTCGATATCTTTACATGCATATTCAGTTAATCTAATTCTAAATATACATTCTTCAGCATTATCATCACTATAAATACAATCAATATATTTATTATAAACTTTATTAAGTTTTGTATAAATATCAATCATTCTAAGACCATATGAAATCATTTTTTCTTTATTAAATTTTAATCGTAATACCCAACAAGATTTACTAAAATTCTTATTAAAAGTTTCATATAATGGTTTAAATTTATTATAAATTTCAAGAATACCTTTATCTTTATCTAAATGATTATCTAATTGTCCTTTATCCCAATAAATTTCACTATATTCAAGAATATCAGCTAATTTAGTAATTTCAATACTATTTTTAATATTCATTGCAATTATTTTAGTTTTATCAATTCTATCATCATTATATTCAATACCATCATCTGCAAGAATTGGATTAATAACAGATGCAACATCAGCTTTCATATATATAATTAATGTAGGTGTTTTTGTTTTCTTAGTTGCACTTAAAATTTCTTTTAATCTTGGAACACCACTAGTTGCTTTAACAGCAGCAGCAGTACCTGAAACATGAAATGAATCTAAAGTCATTTGAGTACCCATTTCACCGATAGTTTGTGCAGCAATTACACCAACCATTTCACTAGGTTGTGCTAAAGCTTCATTAAAATAATCATAAATTTGAGTAATAAGCCAATCGAACATATCTTTAGTAAAATTATATTTAATAATTAATTTTTTTGGAGATAGGAAACATCTTAGAAGAATATGAAAGAATATCATACCTTGTTCTTGATCTTTAACATATAATTCATTAATAATAGTTTCAATTTTATTTAAAATATAATCAGGTGTTAAATCAGTTAAAGTTGCAGTAATTCCAATAGTATTTCTTCTTTTAATAGCAGTAGTAATTAAACGATTAAATGGAATAGGATAAGTAATTTTTGAATTTTTATGATATTTATTAACTTTAATAATTATAAACATTTTATCATCTAATAAATCCTTAAAATGTTCTAAACATCTATTATATGTATTTAATGTAATTTCTTTAAATGCATCTTCTGTTAAATATGTATTTAATTTATCTGCTTCTGTTAAATTATATTCCTCCTCCATCTTTAAATAATTCATTTCAATAGTTGGTAAAAATTGTTTCTCTATCTTTGTTCCATCCATTCCATCCTCCCCATATATAAATTGAATAATTGATCCTGAAGCATTTCTTACTGTATTATCATAATTTATCTTTGCATCCTCCATCGCCTTTACTAATCTACGCTGGATGTAGCCTGTATCACTTGTATTAGCACAGTGTACCCCGTATCTTGTGCTGAAGTTACCAATATTAGGAATTGAAACATCATATGCTTTAGGATATTTTGCATCAACTTCCTGTTTATTAATTTCATTAATTTGAATAATTTCATCAAGAATAGAATCATTAAAATATTTAAAATTTTTATGTTCTGTTATAATATTAAATGTTTCTAATTTTTCTTGTTTTTCTTTATTAATTAAAATAATATTTTCTTTAAAAATACTAGCCCATTGAGCTCGAATTGATAATATATAACTATCAGATTTACTTTGAAATCCTGTAGTATTAATTTTATCTTTACATTCATTTTTTGATATTTTTCCAAATATTCCCAATCTATTACATAATAATGAAATACCATAAATTAATTCTTTTGAAATAGAACCTGCTCTAATTGTTTTTGTATGATGATCAATATTACCATCACCTGAAAAATATCCATTAATAATACCTTTAATAAATTCAATAGGAGCATTATTAGCTATAATTGGAATAAATTTATTACCAGCACCATGACCTACAATATTATTAAGTAATTTTGCAATAATACAACATTGACCAACAATAGAAACTGTTCTAAATTGTCTATTTTCAATTCTATCTTCAATTCTATAATTAATACTATATTTTTCAAACCATTTTTTAACAAATGAAATAACACCACTTTCATTTTTAGTAATACAAATATCACCTTGTTTTTCACGAGAATTACCATCAGCTAAAAATAATCCAATAAATATACCATTATCTTCATTTAATTCAAATTTTTCAGGAATATGATATGTAAATTTAGTAATACCATAAGGATAAATATGACCTTTTTTAAAATTTGGAAGTCTATCTTTACCTTCATTTAAAGTTCTTCTTAAACTTCTTTGATTAGGATAAGGTAATGTAAAAGTATTATTATAATTATTTTCCCACCAATTATCAGGTAATTTTTTAGTAGTACATTTTGTAATTAATTCATTTGCAATATGTAAATCAGTTCCATAAATATATTCATTTTTAGGAAAATATTTATTCATATCAATATATGTTGATATAATTGGTGGTTCTGGTAAATTCATAGTAATAGGAATACAATCACCTAATTTTACAGAAGGTGTATCTTTATTTTCAAAATATTCACCATTCCATATAATAAGTGATTTAGATTTAGTAACTTTAATTTCTCTTCCAGATTTTGTAATAATTTCATATAAAATTTCACCAGAATCATGTCTACTAACATTTGTAACAGTACCCCATGTAATTTTACCATACTTATCACATGCAGGCATATATACTTGAATATCTAATCCTAACATTTCCATATTAGCATCTTCAGGACCAAATTGTTCAATTAATTTTTTATTATTTGGATCATCTAATTTTTCATTAATCCAATCACCAATATTTAATGTTTTACATTCACCATTTTCAATAATAATAATAGGAGTATCTCCAGTAACTGATTTTACAGCTGTATCAATTAAACCTTCTCTACCACCCATTGCATGAAAGAATACTTCTTGAGGAGATAATCCACTAATAAAACTATTTTCAACAAATCCTCTTGCTTCAGGACCATCATCATATTTAGTAAAATGAGGAAGAGTTCTATCAGTAAAACCATATGAAATTCTTTTACCATCAACATTTTGTTGACCTACACAAGCCATAATTTGTGCAATATTGGTAGGTTTACCTTTAGAACCAGAATTAACCATATTAAACATTCTATTAGTTCTTTCATCAATTTTAGCGAGACTAATTTTTGCAACTTCATTAGTGGTTTGATTTAAAATACTAATAATTTCTCTTTCAATAAATTGTTCATTATTAACAATACTATTATTTTCTAAAGTTCCTTTTCTCATATCTTCAAGTTTTTTATATGCACTTTGTTTCATTTCTCTAATTTTATTAATAAGTTCAGTATCAGTATTTTTATCAGAAACTAAATCACTAATACCAATACTAAAACCGGCAGTTAATAACCATCTACAAACTAATCTTTGAGTATTATCTAAAAATTTTTTAATTTCAATAGGTCCATAATCATGATAAATTACAGGAATAAGACCATTAGTAATATTATGAAATACAGCTTTATCTAAATTTCCAGAAATAAGAACACTATTATTAATAATAACTTTATCTCCATCTTTATTTTTATCTTCAATAAATAATGCAGGTGGAAGAATTTCAGAAAATAATTGTTTTCCTGTATATGTATATTCTTTACTTGGTTTTTGTAATTGTCCTTTAAAATAACTATTACACATTTGAAGATTTGCCATTTGTTTATCACCCACAATTGTATAATCTTTTGTTAATCTAAATGCACCAACTAATGTATCTTGTACTATTTCAATACTTGGTTTACCATCTTTAGCAGTTAAAATTAAATATGGAACTGCAGTTAAATCTTTTAATTCACTCATAGTTTGAATATTTTGAGGACAATGAAGATTCATTTCATCACCATCAAAATCTGCATTATATGGAGGTGTATCAAGAACATTTAATCTAAAAGTTTGATAAGGCATAATAATAACTTTATGACACATCATACTCATTTTATGAAGAGATGGTTGACGATTAAATAATACATAATCACCATTATTAAGATGTCTATGAACAACATCACCAAATTTAATTTCTTTTGAAATTTTAGTTAAATCAGCATATTTAAGATTAATTGTAATCATATCTTTGGCTTTTTTAACATATTTTGCACCAGGCCATTTATCAGGACCATTTAAAATTAATTTTCTAATTTCTTCTATATTATATTCATTTACTACTTCCTGAAATGTAATATTTAATGCTACTCTTATTGGTACTCCTAATTCATCAATACTAATATAAGGATCAGGTGTAATAACTGAACGTGCAGATTGATCTACACGTTTACCATTAAGATTACCTCTAATTCTTCCATCTTTTTTTCTCATTCTATCACAAATAGATTTTAGTTTTCTTCCATTTCTTTGTTGAGATGGTGCTAATCCTGGAATTTGATTATCTATAAATGTAAATACATGATATTGAAGAACCATAGTAATTAATTTAATTGTATCTTCACTAGCTCCTTTATTAATTTTATCATTAATATTATTATTTGTTTTAACTATATCACTTAATTTATGTGTTAAATCATCTTCTCTTCTTTGTCCATTTTCTTCTATAATACTTGGACGAACTGCAGGTGGAGGTACTGATAATACTGTACATATCATCCATTCAGGTCTATTCCATTTTGGATTAAATCCCATAACTTCCATATCTTCTTCAGTTATTCTTTTAAAAATTCTTAATACATCTTCTGCAGTCATTTCTAATTGTGTTGATGTTTCTTTTGATTTATCTTTCCATTCTGCGACAATTTTCATTGCAGCTTCTTTATTATATCTATCAGGTTGTTTAGAACCACAACCAATAAATTTATCATCACCACAAGATTTAATTTTAGTTGTAGTATTACATAATTTAAAATATGCTTCCCATCTCTTTTGATTATTTTTAATATTCATAATTTTATTCATATCATTCTTTAAATCTTCATGTTGAGTATGTGGAGAAATAAGAATTCTTGAACATCTAAAACATACACATTTAAGAATTTTTTTAGTAATATCAAAGAACATTGGATTATATAATGGTTTTGCTAATGAAATATGTCCTGGATGTCCAGGACAAAATATATTAGTTTGTTCACATGTTGCACAAATTTTACCATGTTCTAATAATCCCATTCTTGCATCAAATAAACCACCAATAACAGGTTCATTTCCAGTATAAGTATCTGTTTTAGTAATTTGAACAACTGAACGTTTAATAATTTCTTCAGGAGATAGTACACTAAATTGAATGCCTTTTACTTCCTGAATTTCAACTTTTTGGTCGTTATAAGATAATTCTGCATATATTGACATATCTATTTATTATATACTTAATTTTATATATAAAAATCATTTTTTTTATTTAATAATAAGAACAAAAAAATAAAAAATTATACTTCTTTTTGAATTCTAAATAAGTATTCATTTATAAGATTATCATATTCAATATCAATTTTTAAAATTAAATTTCTTTTTTCTAATTTAATTTTAAAATATTCATTATTAATATCAATTATTTCAATTTTTTCATTAGAATTATTATTAAAATAATCAATTAATGATTCTGATAAATATTCATAATGAATTTTATTTAAATTCTTATTTTGAAATATTATAATACTATAACCAATATCTAAATATGTTAATAACATATCTTCAATAGATTGATATATATAATAACTTTGTTCTTCATAAAAATAATTCATAATTATTAAATAAAATTAAAAAAATTTAAAATCATTTTTTTAATTTATTAATATTTTTTTTTATACAATTTAATGTATATGCTTTATAATACAATTTTTTCCAATATAAATATTCAACTGTTACTGGTTTTTTCTTATTTTTCTTTATTTTTTTAAATTTCATAAATAAATAAATAATAAATATTATTATAAATAATATAAAAATATTCATATATTATTCTATTATTATTTATTATAATTAATCATCTATATCTGAATTTAAAACAGAAGATATTTCATCAGAAGAATTATCTGATGAAATACTAGAATTTTCAGAATTAAAAGGATCTAATCCAATATCAAAATTATCATTTATTTTTGAAATAACTTGAGGATTTATTTCTTCTTTTATTGAATAATTATTATCTAAATTATTTCCTCCTTTAGTTTTAAAATTAAAATATGAACTAATATCTAAATTTGATGAATATAATAAATATGATGCAATTGTAATTACTATATATATAATTATAAATATTAGAATATTATTTATAGAAAAGAATGAATAAGATTCATGTGGATATTTTGAATATTCATTTTCCTCTGAAATTTTTCTATATTCAATTATTTGAATAATTCCAAATATTATAATTGTTATTATTAATGATATTAAATAATATTCCATTTTTATTATTCTAATTTATATCTTTAATAATAACAATTATAAACATACGCATATATAAGATATAAATTATATTATTATTTTAGTAATAATGAAACTTGAAATTAAAAAATTTGATCCTTCTATTATTAAATCTGATAGTGTTATTTGTATGGTAGGAAAAAGACAAAGTGGTAAATCATATTTATTAAGAGATATATTAACATATCATAAATCAATACCTGCAGGAATAGTAATATCACCAACAGAACAAGGTAATCATTTTTTTCAAAATTTTATTCCAAATTTTTTAATATATGATGAATATACACCAGAAATAATTAAAAAATTTTTAGATAGACAAATTAAAATAACAAAACAGAGAAATGATCAAATTAAAAAATATGGAACATCTGATATAAATCCTAAAGCTTTTATTATTATGGATGATTGTCTTTTTAATGCTGCATGGCAAAATGATAAAAATATTAGATGTATATTTATGAATGGAAGACATTATAATATATTTTTTATATTAACTATGCAATATTGTTTGGGTTTATCACCAATATTAAGAGCTAATATTGATTATGTTTTTATTTTTAAAAATAATATGATTAAAGAAAGAGAAAAATTATATAATCATTATGTTGGTATGTTTAATGATTTTCATACTTATTGCAAAGTAATGGATCATTGTACAACTGATTATTCATGTTTAGTTGTTGATAATAAAGTACAATCAAATAAAATAGAAGATCAGGTTAAATGGTATAAAGCAAAAGAAGTATGTGATTTTAGAATGTGTTCACCTGAATTATGGAATTTATGTGCATTAGAAAATGAAAAGAGAGAAAATAGATTATTTTATGATGACGAAGAAGATAATGAAGAACCATATGATCCATCAGTATTTGTTAAAAATAAAAATAAGGTTAAAGTAAATATTAAAAAGAAAAATTAATTTATATATAGATATAATAAATGATTTATGATACTGTTATTATTGGTTCAGGTGTTGCTGGTTTAGCTTTTGCAAATTATTCATTAGAAGCAAATTCAAAAGAAAAAATAATAATAATAGAAAAGGATAAAACAATAGGAGGTTGTCATAAAGTAAATAGAAAGATATATAAGGATGAATATTATTTTTGTGAACATGGTCCAAGAATATATTTAAATAATTATGTAAATTTCATGAAAATATTAAAAAAGATGAATTTAAATTTTTATGATATATTTTCAAAATCATATTCATTATTAGAAGTTTCAAATAAACTTTTATTTGAAGGTGACATTTTTTCCATATCTGAACTCTTATTTATTATTAGAGATTTCTTTTTTGTCATTTTTATTAATAATCATGGTCTTAATATTTCAATGAATACTTATATGAATAATAATAACTTCTCTATTCAAACTAAAAATAAAATTGATTTAATGTGTAGAAGTTTTGATGGTGGTGGTAGTGATAGAATTTCCTTAAATCAATTTATAAATATAACAATACAGACATTATTATATTCTGGATATATACCAAAAATTCCTAATGATGAAGGATTATTTAGATATTGGAAGAAATATTTAGAATTAAATAAGGTAAATTTTATAATTGGAAATGGTGTTAAAGAAATAAATGAGGATTTAAAGGATAATAAGAAAATAGAAAAGATAATATTAGAGAATGGAGAGGAAATAAGAGGAAATAAATTTATATTTGCAATACCACCAGAAAATTTAAAAGAATTAATGATAAAATCTAAATTAAAAGATTCATTTGGAAATTTTGAAAAATTAATAGATTATACTGATAAAACTAAATATGAAGAATATATCTCTATTACATTTCATTGGGATAGTCCTTTAAAAAATTTAATATATGATATTGATAAATTTAATATTGAAACTGAATGGGGATTAATAACTGCAAATTTAAGTACTCATATGAAATTTAAAGAAAGTAAATCAAAAACTGTAATAAGTTGTTCAATTATATATACAGATAAAAAATCATCAATTATAAATAAATCTGCAAATGAATGTGATAAAGAAGAAGAATTAATAAAAGAAACAATAAGACAATTAAGAATAATTTATAAGAATATTGAAGAACCAACATTATATTTTATAAATAATTATTATGATATAAAGGAAAAGAAATGGAAATCAAATGAAAAATCATATATAAAAATACCAAATTATGAATATATTTCTTTTGAAAGTCCTAAATATAAAAATATATATACATTAGGTACTCATAATGGAAAACATAAAAATTCATTTACATCAGTAGAATCTGCAATTAGTAATTCTATTAAATTAGTTAATATTATATATAATAAAAAATATAGAATTAATAGATGTTTTGATTTAAGAGATTTAATTATCGTTATTTTAAGTATAATTATATTATTATTAATAATAAGATATTATTATTATGGATGATATTAATAAAGAAAAAATGATTAATGTTATGCTTAATGAAGATGATTCACCTAAAATAAATCCATTAAATGATGAAAAAAATTTTAAACATATAACTATAATTAATGATAATATTAGTGATAATGGAAGTGTTAAAAGAACTACAAGTGCTGAATTAGTTAATATTAATATTATTAATGATAATCATATTAATAATGATATCATTAATGATAATGATATTAATAATATTAATAATAATAATGATAATAATGATGATGATAATAATAATAAAAAAGATAATTCATCAAAATCTTTAAATAAGAGAATGGATGATTTATTAGAGATAATTAAAATAAATAAAAATAAAATAATTAATAATCTTTATGTAATTTCATCTAAATATGATGTACTATATTATAGATATAATAGTATAACATTAGCTATATTAATATTATCAACAATAATAACATTTGTTGAAGCAATAAGATTAACATTAGTTAATTATGATACTACTTATGCAGATTCTAAAATATCAACAGTAATTGCAACAGAAACAATATCATTAATAATAAATATATTATCATTATCATTAAGTACAATATTAACAGTATTAAGTTCAATAGCTAAATTTAAAAATTATAAGGAAAATATGGATAAATTAAAGAATATACATGATATATTATTTAATTATAAGAATATGTATGATAAACAAAAAGAATTAATTAAATTTTTTAGAACATCTAATGAAATGACAGAAGATATATATAAAGAAATACATCAAAAAGTGGAAGATTATAATAAAGAAATAAAATCAATAAGTATATTTGAAAATATAAGAAATAGTGATATAATTAGATTTAATAAGATAAAAGCGGATCAAGATGTAAAATTAAAGAAGATATTAGAAGATAGAGAAGTTAAATTATTAAGAATAAATATTTTAAGTAAAAATAAAAAAGAGAATATAGGAAATGAAAAACCTAATTGTTTAACAAATATAATTCCTTTATAATTATTTTTTTATTCAAATCTAATTTTATATTTAATTTGAATAAGCTAATCCACCCATTCCTGAAAGAATACGAAGAACATTATAATTAACTGTATATATATAAATATCACCCTTGGTTTTTGATGATACTGATAATATAGCTGTATCAATTCGTGACATATTTAAAGTTCCTGATGGTTGATGTTCTTCAGGTTTAATTGCAAATGAATAAACATTAATACCACGATGGAAGACATCAGGTGAATTTTCATGATGTTGATAAGGTTGAACTAATGAGAAATAATTACCATCACGTTCTGCAAATCTATCATTTCCATTTAATTGAATTTTAGCTTTTGTAATAGGATTTTCACCTAAATAAACATTATTATCACTATTACGAGTACTGAAATTATTCCAATAAAGATTACCTGCAGCTCCACTAGCTTGTTCAGGTTTAACAAACCAAATTAATTCTTTACAAGGATGATTAAAATTCATACGAATACTTTTCATAGTATTTACATTATCAGATATTGAATCACTTCCTGTAAATTGAAGTTGTTCTATTAAATATTCATGTGATTGTTGAGCAAATTTACGACGTTCATCTGTATCTAAAAAGATATAATCAACCCATAATGAAGTATCATTTAAAGCTATATTTGTAAGTGCATTTGTAGTTCCTGCTAATGCACTATTTAATACACCAGTAGTTATAATAGTACCATCAGTTTTAGGAAGTTTAAAAGCTTTATCACAATAATTTCCACTCTTATCAACAATATTAGCTGCACTTTCAAATTCAATACTTACTTTAACTTCATGATATTGAAGAGCAATAAGAGGGAGTGCAAGACCAACATTACGACAAAACCAGAATTCAAGAGGAACATTAATTACATAAGATTGTTGTGCACCAAGATAAATAGAATGATTATATTTATCACCACCAACCATTAAATAATATCCATCACGTTTACCACCAGGTAATGAAAGTTCATTCCAAATATATAACCATTCTGCGTAATGTTTATCTATACGTTGACCACCAATTTCAAGTTCAATAGTTTTTAATAATTTAAGACCAAAATAAGGAACAAGAGCAAAACCATTATTTTCAACTGATCCTGAAGCTTGTGCAGAATTATTACTAATTCTAGAGCGTAAATAAACTCGATTTATTAAATCACCATTACGAGTAATTTGACAAGTTACACGATTTCCAAAATTTGCACTTCCATTAAAAGTTTGTTCTATTGCTTCTATAGCAAAATTAGTATGACGACGATAAACTGATTTAAAAAAAGTAATTTGAGGATTACCAGTTAAATAAACATCTTGAGCACCATAAGCAACAA